CCCTCATGCCTACTATATATTGCTTGAGTGCCTTCAAGGTCAGTCATTGCGTCATTAGCATTTAATTTATTTTCTTTTATGTAAGAATCAAAATTTTTAACTTTGATATCTTTTAGTAATCCGTATTCACCATTAGATGCAACACTTGCGTAATTTCTATATAAATCTTTAGCATTTAACACTTGTTCTAAGGCAATTCCCTCAGAAGGTATATTCTTAGAATTAAAACCACCTTCTATGACACCAAGTTCTTTTAGATACCCTTCATTTAATTGAAAGTTAGCTGTGGGTATCTTATATCTTAATTTACCATCTTGTCCTCTGTAAACACCTGTTTCTTTGTAGAGTCTATCTTTTTCATTAAGAGATAAATTTTTATATTTTTCTTCACTATAAATACCACCCATTGCATCTGTTTCAAGTTTTTCATATGTTTTAGATGCCGCAAGACCATCAGGAGTTTTAGGTCCTATCTCACTTAAATTTATAATAGGTCTATTAGGATCACCACTATCTATTGTCTTAGTTGTTTTTGCTGCATCTACTGCTGCGGCAGCTATCTCTTTATTCTTTATTTGATTTATATTACCCATTTGAGTAGCTGTGTTGTCTACATTTCCAGTGACTAGTTGAGTAGCTCCACCCGGAGGTACATCACCTCTAAGTAATTTTGTTTGCAACTCAAAATTGTCTTGTAAAAATTTATATAATTTAGTAGCACCCTCTGTAGCTTTTACTGCACCCTTTGCTGTTGCAACAAAAGCACCTGCAGGAGATAATATCTCACCCATAATTTGAGCAGTATTTGTGCCATCAGATTTTATACCTGTAACTTCAGTAAATTTTTTATCAAAAGCTTCTCTGCCATAGTTTTTTCTCATTTCATTTATGGCATCTTTAAATAGCAGTGCTTTAGGACTACCTTGTTCAGCTAAAAAATCATTTACAAAATTAACACCTTCTATTACATCAGAAGGCAAACCTGCAAAACCTGTAAGTAATCCTGTTCCAACAGATTTCATTTTTCCTATATTTTCATCTAAAGTTTCAGCTTGTCTTTGTTCACGTATTGTAGGCTTGTAAGACTCTAATAAATTTATAGATTCTTCGGGAAAAAACTTTTTACTTTTAGGCATCCCTCTAATTCGTGAGGTAGCGGCTGTTGCATCGTCTGCATAAGGCAACTCTTCTTTCTCTAATAAGCTAGTCATCTGTTCATTTAAATCAGCCATTATTTAAGTTTACTTCATCCCTAAGTTTTTTTAGTCTGCGTAATAATGCAACAGCACCTTGTGACCTATGCATTGTAATAGTATTATCTGTCTGCTCTAATAACTTATGTTGTTGTGTTATTAGATAATCAATGTAATCATTGAAGCTGTTCAGTAGCTTGAGGTTGTTGACCAGCGGCTTGAGGTTGCTGAGTGTCTGCTGTTGGTTGTTGTTGTTGCTGTTGTTGTCCATTCTGAGGTGTTCCTGTAAATCCTTGTTCTCCCGGAGTTGGTGCTACTCCAGTGCCAATAGTTGCTCCACCTGCCCCTGTGGGGTCCATAGGGTCTGTGCCTGCGGGTGGTTGTTGTTGCTGATTGTCTAGGGGTGCTTGGAATTGTTTCATAAGCTCTGCTTGTACGGCAGCCTCATCCATATTATTTGTAACCTTGTCAGGGTCTAAATCCATCGCTTTTGCAATCTCTCTGATAACATACTGAAACTTAGCAAAAGGTGCAAGAGCTGGATTAGATGCAACTTGTAAGAATTGCATAAGTCTTTGGCTACGCACTTCATTAGCCATCAAGCTTTCTGTACCTCTAGCTTTAACTTCTAAATCACCTTTGATGTTTTTATCATAATCAAATTGCATGTTAAATCTAAATAAACCCTCACCTAATGGTTTGAGTAAATAATCATCTACGTTCTTTATAACAGTTTTGACACTACCACTTGCTGCATTCATTAACATGGATATACCACTAGCAGTTCTACCCACACCTGATACACCAGTCTGTCCATGAGCAAATGATGGCAGTCCTGTGCTTTCATCTGCAAGTTGTCTAGCTTTGTCAAACAACTGTAAGTTCTCTTGTGATACGTTTGGAAACTTTGTACCAAAGATAGCTTGTCCGGGAGCGCCGCCTTGTCTTCTGAATACTTTTCCCGGATACACAGATAAATCTTGTCCCGGAACTAAGTTAGTCTCATCAACTTCTATGAGTAGATTACCTGATAATACAGCATTGTCTACTGACATTCTCATAAAACCATTCATAAGAGTTTGTGTGTCATCCATGTTTTCAGCAATACCCACACCAAAGAATGAATATGGATTCAATTCATATGGTGCAGCCATGTATGGAATTGTTGATGGCTTGAAAGGATTAAGAACCATTCTTAGTAATTTGCCATTACATATCCACACATTAACTTGTAACTCATCTAAACTTTGTAAATCTTTTGGTATATCTATTTCTTGTTCTATAAGCATGTCAATATCACACATACCCCAATACTCAAGAACTTCAAATCTCTCTATGCCATGTTCAGGTGCATAGTCAGATAAATCATCTTCCCATGACTCTTTTGTATAGTTCTCACCCTCTGCTATGGCAGCTTCTATAACCTCACTTCTAAAGTGTGGTCTCTTCTTTAACCCTCGTAATTGAGAACGTGACATCTTATGTCTCTCAATAACAAACTGTGCCTCATCCATATTATTAGCATCAGGATCTGGGTAAAAGTTCCACACAGATACGTGAGATACTTGTGGCACAGTTTTTAATGTAGGATCATATTCACCTTCTTCATCCCAATTAGGATATTCTTTGTCTACAGCAAAAGGACCTTTCATTACACCTGTACCAAATAAAGCCATCTCAAATGATGTGCTTCTTAAATGTTTACTTGCACCTGACTCTTCTAATTGGTCGTGGATTTTCTTTTCCATATTTTTTGCCGCAACCAACGCAGGACTGAAAGTAACTGCTGTGGGAGTTTTACCAGCCTCTGCTTTAAGATTGTCAATATCTTTAAGCTTGTCTTCCAAAGGACCAAGCATACCTTCCAAAGTTTTTGCAGTAGCACCTTTAGGTAAGTCTTTGCCATCTCCTTTAAAGCCATAAGGTGAGGTTGATAAACTAGTGCTTCCACGAAGTTCTTCAGGTTCTTTAGGATCAAAACTAACATCTTTCACGACTCCTTCTGGTAGTTCCGTAGGGTCTACACTCAACGGAAATCTATTATTTGCAAATAGAACATCAACAATCTGCCCATAGGCTGCTAATGTTTTTGTCTTTGTTACTTTAATAAACACACGAGACTTCTCAGCTTCTGTAAACTGTACATCAGAACCATATAAACCTCTATAGTTTCTATAAGCTCTTAGCCATCTCTGCTCATCTAATTCTCTATAATCTTCTGCACGATGAAATCTCTCCATTACAAATGGTATTATATTTGTAGTATGCACATCTGTAGTAGTTGTGTCTTCAGAATCTTCTAAAGATACTGCTTCACTCTCTATCATTATTTCATCATTTTCATTCATGTTATATCCTTAATATCCAAATGTGGCATCTGCTACTGGCATAGAGTGTGTTGGTACACCTCTTGGGTCATAGTCAAACAAACTAAATCTTGGTCTAGACATTATACCATATCTTAATGCATCATACAAGTGATCTTCAGCTAATGTGTCTACATCTTCAGGATTCTTTTTATCTAAAGGTATAGACGGTAATTGAGATGTGGTATTTACGCAGGTGTTAAAGAATACTAATCTAGGTTCTTCTGTAAACTCATCTACTTGTAAACGTCTGTGTATCTCGTTCTTACCTGCCACACGACTTCCTTTACTTCTATCTGATGGTCTCCAACGACAGCCTCTCATAATCATTTGCTCTGCTAGAGAAGGACCTGTGTCACCTCGCTTGTGCCATAAGGAGCTATCTAATACTCCGTATCTAATTCCACCATCGTCATCTTCTAGGTCTAATATCATATCTGCCAAATCTGTTGCAAGGACTTTGCTAACGTAAAGTTCTCTGTAGACAATAATTTGTTCAGATGGTGATACAGCAAACCAAAGAACACCAGACTTACTGCCATAACCATAATCACATGCTCTAAACTTAACCCAATTATGAGGTACGTCAAAAGGCTCAACAACATGGATATTCCTATCAAACTCAGTAAAGGCAGCACCTTCCTTAATATCCCAATCGCCATCAAGTAATTGCCGTCTTTGTTGTTCAGGTAGCGATAATAGCATTGCCTCGTAATCCCCTTGTTCTGCAAGGTAAGGATTGTCAGATAATCTTGCGGGGATAAATCTCCTCTTAAATAAAGCTTTACCAGCCTTTGCATGTCCTGCTGGGTATTTAAGCACTTCTGTTGTTTCAATATCTGTAGCATCAAACGAGTTTCCATATGGAGCTGGGTCAATAAACATTTTTTTAACCCAGTGATGACCCCTGCCTCCCGGATTTGTTGTTGCCCTCATAAATATTGGTAAGTCTTTTGCAACTGACCTCAATCTAGAACGCATATAGTTCCATGCGTATGGGGTTGCCCACTGTGTTAACTCGTCAAAGCCTATCCAACTAAATGCTAAACCTTGATATCTTAATACATCGTCATCTCTATCTAAATAAGACATCCACAACCTTGCACCTGACGGTGCTACCCACTGCATTTTTCTTTCTGACCATTTAATTCCCGGATATATTCTTGGATATAACTCTTGGGATTTAAATATCAATTCTCTTAATTCTTCTGTTGTGTGTCTTAATAGTAGTCCACTAAATGATGGGTGACTCATATATCTTAATGGGTCTGCTAACATGGCATAACTTTTGCCACCACCAGCACTACCACCATATAGTACTTCTCTTTCTCCTGCCGCTAGAAATTCTGTCTGAGGTCCTTCATTTGGTTTGAATATAACATTGTGCTTTTGCTCAATAGGTATTTCTGTTATACGTTCAACTTCTTGGACTTTAGACTCAAGAATAGGCTTTTGCACCTGTTCTTTCTTGTTCAATTTCTTTCGCCTTGGAGATCGCCGCTTCTGCATACTCTGCCCACTTGCGTAGGCTTCTAGCTTGGTTCTTACGTCTTTTTTCATTCTGTAACCTTTTTCTTAGTCCTACATGAGAAATGTATCTTCCTGTTTGTTTGGATAGCCAATTAGCTACTTGCCTATAGGAATATTGTTTAACATATTTTCTAGCCATCTCTAATTTATCTAGTTCGTCTGTTATAGGGTTAAGTGTCTCAGGTTCTTGTTCATCTTGGATGTAGCCAAAAGGTACTGTTCTAGCTATGCGTGGTATTTTAATCCACTCATCATTCTCTTTTAAATCTGTTGGTTGGGGTAATTCCCAAGTTCCTATACTTCTACTATTCATCTTCTGCTTGTACATTCTTCATTGGCATAAGCATAACACCACCTGTAGACTCTACTTGCATCTTCTCTGTCTTCACTAGACCTGTCCTATCAAGTAACTCTTTTGCTGCTGTCATCTTCTCTCTCATACCTAACTCTGTAGGATCATTGATACCACTAACCATTGCAACTGCTGCTCTCGGTGCATTACGTGCCATAAACATTTGAGTAGCCTCTAGAACCTCTTCTTTGATGCCTCTGACGATATCAGACGTAGAACTGGTAGGTGCATAGCCTGCTAGTAGTTTCGCCTGTGTAACATCCCCATTTGCCTCATCAAAGAGTACATCTAAAAATTTACGTTGCTTTTCTGTTAGTTCTTTTGCCATTATGTTTTCTTCTTTGTTTTTTTCTTTTTCTTGACTGGTATAATACCAACCTTAACTTTTGTAACACTTGCTACGGTTACAGGTTTTTTCTTTCTTTTTTTTACAAAATTAGTAATTTGACTTTTTTTAAGCTTTGGGTACATCTTAGCTATAGCAGTTATCATTTTATTATCTGATGCTGACATTAGCTTTTACTCTTTCTATTATCTACAGAGTTAAGAACCATGCCACCACTACGGTAGTCATTAGTACCTATATTAATTTTTGTAACTTTCCCTCCATATTTAAATGTTGAAATACCTTTATTTTTTCTCATTTCTTTATTCAATCCAGTGCCATAACCATAACCCATATCACGCATTATTTGCCTAATTGCCGCTCTGTCCTTACCTTTAGTTATTTGAGGAAAGTTTCTTTTAAACATACTTTCCATATCTTTAAAACTTTGGTCAAGTCTTTTTGCCATTAAACCGGTACTCCTAATACTTGTATGCGAGATATAAGTCTCTCT